TAGATGACCTTCGGTTTTTTACGCAATAAGTTCCCAATCCTTGAGCTCGGCAATCTATTGCGTAAAAAACCGAAGGTCATCTATGACTTCGAGCCGCTATTCGGTGAATTCAACTACTCACTGGACTACTAAATCTCCAGCTCTTTTCTCATCGCCAAGAAATTAAACACAAGCACGAGCTTCATGTTGATGACTTGGTCGTATTTGGTGAGGTCCCCGTTGCACATCGACCAGATGAGCTGCTCCCATCCCCACTTTTGTGATGACTTCTCACGCTCTGCTTCTTTCTTTTCTTCAGGGTCAGTGATGTCATCGATGTCATCCACCACTTGCTCGGTCATTAGGTTCTTGTGGCTGGTGATGAAGTTATCTCTGAACTTAATATACTCGGTCAGCACACCATACATCTTGGTGATTGGATGCTCCAGGAAGTAATGCACTCGACTCGATGTCTTGAAATCAGTTGACTCCCATTTTGCGACAACTCCATCCTCCACGATCTCGGGGATGCGATACAGCAGAGCGCAGATGTTTGGAAGATATTTGATGTAGTCACTTGTGAAGTAGTGCTCGAGGTCGATGAACTCACCGAGAGTGAGGTCAGTCATTGGCTTGAGATAGAACTTGCCAATCCTATCGGTATACAATTTGCTCGGCTCGGTGTAGAGCCACTGAAGGTCCTTGAATATCTCGGCTACCTCTGCGATGTCCAGGTCATCGAAGTCATCTGGTACGGCATCTGTGAGCGCACAGAGGATATCGATGTTGTGGTTGAATGCACCATCCTCTGCTTTGAGTTGGCGCAGCTCAATGAACTGCTCAAGACTGACTTCCTTCCACCCCTTGGGCAGTATTGGCTTGGGCATATTCAGCTATCTTCTCGGTGACAAATACAATGTAAGGAACGCAGAGCTCCGCTTTCTGTGTGCGAAATAGTTTTGCTTTGTGCTTGAGGTGGGCATCGGTGAAGTGCTCGGTGTTGGATAGGTCACTGCGCTTGAACATGATTGCCATGATGTCACTGATGTAGTGGTTGGGCTTGGTGTTCACAATCTTCTCGATGAGCTTGGTCTCCTTCACTGACAACTTCAACTGCGCCTCATAGGTGTATCCTTCCAACTCGATGGTTGTCTGCGCCTCATTTGGTGTGTATGAATCGAGGTTGAATTCTTGCACGAGCTTGATGAACTCGCTGAATGGGTAGTCATCCCACATCTCCTCCTTGATGCCAAGATATTTGAACATCTCCACATACTTTTCGATGTTGTCGAAGTCTTGGTTGTTAAGGATTTGGCTGATTTTTTCGAACTGCTCAATGGTCAGCTCGCTCATTTTGTTAGGAATCTCCTGGTCGAATATCTGTATCATAATACTAATTTTTGAACAAAGATAAAAAAAAAGCAATATAAGCATGACCAAAGACCTTCCAATTTACAAAATCACCATCGAGGATGAATATGCCGATGGCGAGAATTTGGGAATCGAGATGATTGCTTTCACCAATATGCCAGCCATAAAGGTGAAGGGACTTGCTTTCAATAGCGAGAATAAGATGCTTTTCGCTGATGATGTGAAGTATCGCATCACTGCACCAGCCATGATACCAATGGACATCTATCGCAGAGATTCTGAAGAGGGTGACTATTATGTGCAGTTCACCGCTGATGTCATTGAGAAGATTCACGCCAAGTTTATGGCTGACCTCCGCAATCGTGACATCTTCAATCTGGAGCATGACACTGATAAGAAGGTACCAGCCTACATCCTTGAGACATGGATCGTGGACAACCCAACCAAAGACAAAGCATTCAGCACATTTGGCATCGAGGTACCGGAAGGAACTCTCATGGTGACTGCTCAAGTGACTGACCCAGAGTACTACAACAAATTGGTTGAAGAGGGTCAAGTTGGTTTTTCCATCGAAGGCTTCCTTGGTCTGAAACTTTCGGAACAATTAAATCTTAATACAATGAAGTTACCTGATGGAGAGCACACCATTGAGGACAAAATCTATGTCGTGAAAGACGGTGAGGTTGTTGAAATCAAAGAGGTGGAAAAAGAACCAACTGAAGAAGTGGTTGAGGAAGAGATGTCAACTGAAGAGGTTGCAATGGAAGAAACAACAGTTGAAGAGACAACTGAAGAGTCTACCACTACCGAAGAGGAGATGGCTATCGACCCAGCAACAGACGCAGAAGCTATCCTTGCAATCGTCTTGCCAGTGATTGAGGAGCGTGAGAAGGCATTGATTGCCATCATCGCTGACCTCCGCAATCAAATGGAAGAGATGTATGCAGAGAAAGAAGAAGAGAAGGCAGAGGAGCAAATTGCCGAGGTTTCTATGAGCCAAAAATTTGCCGCATTTAAACAATTCAGTAATCAATAAAAAACAAATAAAAATGTCAAGAAAACTCCGTTTCGATTTGGATGTTGACGCATCCGCTTTATTGGCAGCGAACCCAGAGGCATTCTACTCTAAAGCATATTTAGCAGAAGAATCAATCGCTGACAACTACCGCCTTTTACCAGGTGTTAAATCAAAAACCAAATTAGCAACTGTGCTTTTTGGTAATGTATTGCAAGCATCTTCTTGCCCATTCGATGCTCCAACTGATGACTTGAGCGCAGTTGAAATCGATGTTTGTGCATTAAGCGCAATGGCTCAAATCTGTCAATTCGACCTTGAGCAATCATTCCTCGCCCTTCAAATGGCTAAAGGTTCAAATGGTGACTTTACTGTTGCTTCTTTCATGGATTTCTACTGGAATGAAATGGCTTTGCAAATCGGTCAAGACATCGAGCTTATCCGTTGGCAAGGTGACACAACAAGTGAGAACGCTACTTTGGCTCTTTGTGATGGTTACATCAAAGGCTTATTGGCTGACTCAACTGTCATCGATGTAAACAATACAACGGTAAATGCTGGAAACGTTTTGACAGAGCTTGCAAAAATTTTCGCAGTAGCTCCAGCTGCAATCGTGCGCAAGAAAGCTGACCTCCGCTTGTATGTTTCTACAAACATCGCAAACGCATACGAATTGGCTGCTGCTTCTGGCAACACCATGACATATGTGACTACTCCATTGGCATTGACTTACCTTGGTGTTAAAGTTGTTGTTTGTGAAGGTATGCCGAATGACACTGCTGTCTTGGCACTCAAAGGCTCGCTTATCTATGCATTCGATGCTGAAGGTGACTCTAAAGCGTTGAAAGCTGTCAACCTTTCTGACACTGTTGCTGAGCCGTACATCCGCACTCGTGCCAACATGAAAGTTGGTTTCACTCACGTGAATGGTGCGCAAATCGTACTTTACTCATAGTATATCCAGGGGGGTGAAATTCCCCCCTATTTTTTAAACTGATAAATCAAAAATTATGGCTTGTGAAGCTTTAGAAACAATCGTGAAATCATGCGACAACAATAGTGGTGGCATTGAAAAGATTTGGATTAATCAGCAAGACAATATTGCGTCATTCACTTTGGATGCAACCAACACATGGACAATCGATGCGATCACTTTAGCTGGTGGTGCTCCTGACTATACTCCATTCGAGATACGCAGAAACACTGGAAGCTATGTTGAAGATGCTGCCATCGACCTCGTGAACGGTTCATCTTATGTGACTGCGACAATCTCTTTGATGTTCCACCGCCGTGACCAAGACAAATCTCAAGCAATCAAAATCTTGGGTGCTGGTCAACAATACCTCAACGCAATCGTTAAGGATATGAACGGCAAGTACTGGTACTTCCCATTCCTTCAGTTGAGTGCTGTTGGTGAAGGTTCAGGTACTACTCGTGCAGATGGTAGCAAGTACTCTGTGACATTGATCGCAGAGAATGACTTCCTTGCATACGAGATTGAAGAGGCTGCTGTGAATGCTGTCATTGCTTAATCTTAATTAACCTACTACAAAGAGCCATCCATTCGGGTGGCTTTTTTTTTGTGAACAAAATTTGACCTCATTGCAATATAAGTAAATGATTTACATTAACAAGGGAGAGGTGAATTCGATTGTGCTGACACTCACAGAGGTGTCGACATTGACTTCGCCATTTTATTTGTTCGTTTTTCAGAACGAAATGAACCCAACATCCGACCCAATACTCTTCACAGCACCCGATGACTCCGACTATCCAGAGAGATTCAATCTCTTTTACCTGGATGAGCCCGTTGATGTCGAGCTAATGAAGGGACAATATACATACTCGGTGTATGAATCCACCATACCTCCAACAGAAATCAGCGACACTACTGGCGTTGTGATTGAAGAGGGCAGAATGGTTGTGAGTGGCGCATCGACATCATCAATTTACGATTAATCATGGGCATATTCGATAGATTCAGAGCACAAAAACCAGCAGAGATGGAAGTCATCTCGCCAAATTATGAGGCATTCAGCACACCATTCTTGAAAGTTGGTGGTGCAAACCTCTCTTTGCCATACGTCAACGGTAGATACACAACTGCTGGATGGATTTCATTTGGCCAGGACAATATGTATCCAGAGCTACTCAATCAAATGGTATTCAGCTCGCCACTTCATGGTGCCATTGTGGACTACAAGACCAATGCTGTCATTGGTGGTGGCTTCGACATCAAAGTTGAGGGCGCAACAGCCAAGGATTTGCTTGACCTCTACACATTCGAGAAGAAAATCAACATCAAAAAGATTGCAAGAGCAGTCACCGAGCAGTTGATTGTGCACAATCGTGTTTACTTTCGCTTGGTATTTGATGAGAAAATGAAGCTCAAGAGAGTGCACAACGTATCGCCAGAGAAAGTGAGACGTGGTCGTCAACCAAATCAGTACTTCATCTGTGAGGATTGGTCGGCTCGAATCAATGTCCAAGAAATTAAGAGACACCATCCGACTTGCACTGACACAGAACAGTTGTTCGTTTATGAGGTTGAGACCCTTGGTCAAGATTGGTATCCGCTGCCAAAATATTCGAGTGCCCTTAACTTCGCATTTTTGAGTGGCGACCTTTCATTTTTTGCAAAGAGCAACATTCAGAACAGCATCTTCCCATCCTTTGCAATCATGTTCCCAAAACGTCCGCAATCGGAGGAGGAAAAGAACGTGCTGCGTAACACTATCGACAAGCTAAAAGGTGCACAAAACGCTGGCAAGACTGCCGCATTCTTTGCAAACTCACAAGACCAGCTTCCAAAGATTGAGAGCATTCCAACCAACTCAAATGACAAGCTCTTCCAGGAAGCATCCGCATTGAACACAGAGCAAATCTGTTTCGCTCACACCATCGACCCAATCTTGATGGGTGTCCGCACCACTGGTTCACTTGGTTCTGGTAGCGACATCAAGCAAGCATATGTCATCTTCGAGAAAAACGTTGTCATGCCATTGCGTGAGCAAGTGCAAGATATTTTCAATGAGATTCTTCACATCGCCAAGCTCGGATTCGCTGACTTCACGATCAACAACTTCCAAATCATCAATGAGACCATCGTTGAAATTGAAGGAGATGCAAGCAAAACATCTGATGCGCTCAACTCACTCAGCCCATTGGTTGCTACCAAAGTACTTGAGCAGATGACCATCAATGAGGTCAGAGCACTCGCATCACTTCCACCGATTGAAGGTGGTGATGTAACCCAAACACAAGCAGCAGCAGCCGCACAACCTCAAATACCTCAAGCGTAATGTTGTATTTTATCACAGAAAACTACCTCAAGACCAACACGCCAATCACTGCTAATGTGGACGTGACTGATGTGTTCCCATATGTAGCCACTCAAGCACAGCTCCGAGTGATGCCGATATTGGGCACCGTATTCTACAACCACTTGCTCGATGCTTACAACAACCAGACGTTGACACCTGAAGAGGAGCAGCTCGTTGCATTCATTCAGCCTGTCATCGCATGGAGGTCCGCTGAAGATGCTGTCTTTGGATTGACCTATCAGCTCAAGAATAAGGGACTCCAGCAGCAGAGTGGTGACTTCTCACAGCCAGTATCTCGCAGTGAGGTGGCATTCGGCATGGAGCACTACGCACAGAAGGCGTCATTCTTTGAGATGCGCCTCATCAAATACTTAATCAAAAACAAAGCGGAATATCCTATCTTCATCAGCCACGAGAATCGTGACACTGACCTTCGCCCACAAATCGAGTGCCTCCAGTGCCTTGGTGACTGTTGGTTCAATGGCGAATGGAACTGCGGATATCCACGCAACAACGGATACAACAATCAAATTCTTGTCATCTGATGAAAAACAGCCTTTTTATTTTGACCGCTTCATTCGTTACAATACTCGCACCAGTGCAGCCCATGGTATTGGTTGCCATTCTTGCCATATTCATTGACACCATATTCGGAGTATGGCGAAGCGTAAAGAAAGGAGGCTGGAAAGCATTCAAATCTCGCAGACTATCTGACACAATCGGCAAGTCATTGCTCTATTGTGGCGGTATCATCTTCACATTCCTCATTGAGAAGTACATCGCTGGTGATATCATTGCTCACTTCATCGCAGTTGAGCTCATCATGACAAAATTTGTGGCTTTCTTTTGCGTGATAGTTGAAGTCAAGAGTATCAACGAATCATATGAAAGCGTGACCGGCAAGAATATCCTCGCTGCCATGCGTAGATTCGTTACACGATCTAAAGCAGAACTCGATAAATGGCAGTAACTCCACTCGACTGCTCACGATAACTGAACACCGAGAATCCCCCGATGATACTGTTGTCGGGGTTTATTAAAGTCCAGTTTATTGGACAAAAAACTTGACAAATGGAATTAGACATCTCAAAAATCAAGCAAGTAAGACTCAAAGAGTCGCAGTACTTTGCCGAGGAGTCAGCCAAGACTCAAATCTATTTGCACCACACTGCTGGCAACGGCAATGCAGAGGCAGTGAGTAGATATTGGAACGGCACCAGCGATAGAGTAGCCACTGCATTTGTGGTTGGTCAAGATGGATTGATTGTTCAGTGCTTCTCATCCAAGCATTGGGCGTGGCATCTCGGTATTAGCAAAGCAGAATTTAAAGGTCAAGGTGCCAAATATCAAAATCTTGACAAGGCTTCTGTTGGAATCGAGGTCTGCAACTGGGGATATCTCAAGGAGAAAGATGGCAAGTTCTACAACTATGTCAACACTCGAGTTCCTGAATCTATGGTGACCACCTTGGATGAGCCATTCAAGGGATTCAAGCATTGGTACAAATATACCGATGCACAAATTGAAAGCACTCGCCAGTTGCTGGTGTATCTCTGCGATACCTATAACATACCGAGAGAATATAGAGCGCAGATATTCTCGCTCGACAAGGAGGCATTCAAGGGCACTCCTGGTATCTATACTCACAATTCGGTCAGAAAGGACAAGAGTGACATCTATCCATGCCCGAGAATGATTCAAATGCTTGAGAACTTATGAAGATTCTGTCTCTAATATTGGCAATATTTGCGACAAGTTGCACAGCCAACTATCACCTACGCAAAGCAATCAAAAAAGGATACCGCTGCGATGAGGTTGGGGACACCATCCGCATCACCTCAATCGACTCGATTCCATACGTTGTAAACGATTCAATCGTTTGGGAGAAGGTGTTGGTCCAAAAAGATACGATAGTGCGCTACAAGACGTCCTATGTGCCCAAAACAAGATGGCAGACTCGCATCGAATACAAGCTCAAGCGTGACACCATTCGCCAGGTGCAGAAGATTGAGGTGGCGAAGTACAAATCACAAAAAGAAAAGCCTAATTTTTGGGTGCTGATTCTTGGTTTTGTGATTGGCATGGGAACAATGTATCTTTTCAGATACTCTAAATCCAATATATGATATTAAAAAAGCACGCCAAGAACATCCACGAGCTTCAACTCGAGGGCAACTTGGTGAAGATAGCGATGCTATCAGATGTCCATTGGGACAATCCAAAAAGCGATTGGAAGCTCCTCAAGCGTGACCTCGACTATTGCCTGGAGCACAACATTCCCGTCATGATAAATGGCGATATGTTCTGCCTCATGCAAGGGCGTGGTGATCGTAGAGGCAACAAGTCTGATATCCGACCAGAGCACAACAATGCAAAGTACCTGGATAGCATAGTCGACACCGCTGTTGAGTGGTTTCTGCCGTATGCTCACATCCTGACAGTCATCGGATACGGCAATCACGAAACCGCAATCATCAAGTATCAAGAGACTGACATCCTTCAGCGATTCGTGGACCTTCTCAACTACAAAGCTGGGAGCAATGTGTTCGCTGGTGGATATGGTGGTTGGCTGATTGTTCGCCAAACATTCAATGGCAACGTGCAGATGGCTACCAAAATCAAATACTTTCACGGCAGTGGTGGTGGTGGTGTAGTTACCAAAGGAGCACTCAACTTGACGAGGGCTTTGGAGATGTATGAGGACTTCGATGTGTTCACGATGGGACACATCCACGAGAATGCAGCCCGAAATGATGTGCGTGACACAATCACATATCATTCAAAGACTGGATATCGCCATCATCACAAAGAACTTCACATGATGCTCACAGGCACATATAAAGAAGAGTATGGTGATGGCTCAAAAGGATGGCACGTTGAGCGTGGTGCTCCCATCAAGCCAACTGGAGGGCGTATCCTCACGATTGAGTGCGGAAGATATGAGGAAGATAAGGTGAAAAAAACCGCCAAGTCTATCGACTCAATGAAATTTCCTTTGTAAATTTATATCCGTATTCATAATACGTTGTTTTGGGGGAGCTTTCGGGCTCCCTTTTTTGTTGGTTTAAACATACCTAATCGGGTATAATACCACTTTAAAGTGGAAATTTGACACCTTCTCGGGTACACTCCAAAAAAAAAGTTTAAAAAAATGTTCATAATTTGTAACATATTTGCAAATGTTGCGTATATTCGCAGAAACAAAAACAATTTATTATGGACAAAGAACAAATTTTAGAACTAATTAGAGCCACAGAGGCAGAGCTTTACAATGAGCTGCTTGAGTGTTATCAGTATCGTGATGCAAGGGATGCAAAAGATGCGGCTATATTCAGAGCATCGGCTGCTTGGTTTTCTGTCAATCAACTACTTGAAAAAATCGAAGAGCATGAAAACAATTAAATTCCTATTCCAAGACCTCAACCAAGATGAGCGTCAGATTCTTGGCAGTGGCATCGTGTTTATTTTGGGTGCTGCTTTCTTTGTGTACTTACTCGATACAGCCACAACGCATCGAGCAGAGGTTCAGCAAAAGACAGAAGTGAAGCAGAGCTATGAACTCCCAGCTTCATATGGCAAATATTCAAACAGAATCTACAATGAAAAATACGGAAAGTAAATACTGGTTTACAGAGTTGTCATCTGACATCGCAACCCACACCATCATCGTTGAAGTTTACACTCGCCAGGATGATGAGAAAATCGGAGAAATAGAACTAATTTATAACTATGACAAAAACAACAATTATGAAGAATGGACAATCGAATCAACAGAATGGGACAAAGAGCTCACCCTTAAAGAATGCGATGACGCAATGCAAGAGCTTATTGACAACGCAACCGAAAACTTCCACGAGTTCGCCTTCGAGTGCTTCCACTATGACCCGAGAGATGATGAGTTTAGTTGGTTCATTTAACAAGTACCAGATTGACCGATTCTGGACATCATTCAACCACGATCTATACAATCGAATCTGTGAAATCAAAATGCAAGAGCTATGAGATTCAAACTAACATACCAAGTCGGCAAGCAAGTGGTCCAGGAGTGGCTGTTTGTTTCCAAATCACTCGCATACTGGCAGAAGTCAGTGCTGATGAATTCGGGAAGCTATAACATGGGGAAATTTAAAGTTACACCGGTATGAAAATTCCACAACTGCAACGTATTAAAACAATTTTTGACATCATGAATGATTGCCAATATCATGAACTCAAAGATATAGTTGAAAAAGTCAATGATAAATTATGTGCTAATTATTGCAGAAGCACTATTGAGAAAGATATGGATTTCATGAAAATGAATCTTGATGCAGATGATGAATGGATGTCATCAATAAGAGGTGTGAAATTTGAGAATCCTATTGATTTTTTTGAACGTTTAAAAATTTGGCTAATATGAATCAGCATCGAATCATGCGAGTCATCAAGCTGATGGAATTCCTCAAGCAAAAGCCAAGACCAGTGCAAGCGATGGTCAGATATCTTGGAATCAGTGAGCGTTCAGTTTACAGATACCTCAAGATGTATGAGCAACTCGGCTACCAACTAATCAAAGACAACCACAAGAAATACTATTTGAAATGACAATACAAGACCTAATTGACGAAGTCAAGCAAGAAATCGAGGCAAGAGACCTGGCGTATCGCCATGGAGCCAACAACCGCATGAGATACAAAGTATATCAGAAATACTACCTCATGCACTATTTGAGAAAGCATAAGCTAACGCTACAAGAGATTGGCGATCTATTCGGTCTCAAGCATTGCACTGTGTTGTATGGAGCGCAACAAGCTGAATGGTTGAAAAAAGACAGACTCTTCCTCAAGATGACTGATGACCTACGCCAGAAATTTGAGAAATACACAGCACTCAACTACCCAATCACAAGAAATCTCATCCATGATGTGATGCAATGCAGCGCATATTGGGAGCTAAAAAAGATACAAACTGACATCAAGAGAGGGGTGTATGGTGAGTTCACAAGCGTGACGGAATGACGATTGCTCTATTGTACCGATTACTACAGTGATGGCAAACACATCAAGAGCAAAAAATTTTTGAGAGCGTCATCGTCACGGAAAATCGTTAAGTCGCACAATACCAAGGTTTTAACCCTCAAGATTTGCATATTTACCGTCACGCATCGTCACGAAACACCCATTTATTGTCACGAAATGCGTATATTTATAGCCCAAAAAAACAACATTTTATGAAAGTTTCAATCTTTAAATCACTATTTAACATCAAAGAAACGCCTTTTGAATTGTCCATTCACGAGGTGTGTAACCGCATAAAGCACGGCAACCCCGAGCTCATTAAAAAGGTCACAACCATACGATCACTGGAGAAGGCTGACCCCGAGCATGACCGCCTGAAGTCATCACTCAATGCCATCATGTTCAATGGTACCTTCACCGAGCGAAATGACAGCAGCCTGGTCGAGCATTCTGGTCTGTGCATCCTGGACTTCGACCAATATCCAACCAAAAAGAAAATGATGGAGGAACGCAAACGGCTGATTGCTGACCCTCATGTGATGATGGTATTCACATCGCCATCTGGAAATGGCTTGAAAGCTGTCATCCGAATACCAAAATCAGACAAGGTCGAGCACAAGCGCAGATTCACTGCATTCGGCAAGTACTTCCAGAGCGAATACTTCGACACAAAGAACAGCAACGTGAGTCGGGTATGCTTCGAGTCCTATGACCCTGACATCTACTTCAATGAGTTCTGCCAGGTATTTGAAGGCATCGAGCAAGACCAAGGCTTCAGCTACACCGAGCGCACTCCCATCTGCATCCTATCCGATGAGGACAAAATCATCAGCTTGATTGAACGATTCGACCATGGATGTCAATTCGAGGAGGGCAGCCGTAATGAATTTGTGTTCAAATTGGCAGCTGTGCTCTGCGAGTATGGCATTGGGAAAGATACGGCAGAACAGTACATTTGGACAAAGTATGCTCAAGGAACCAGCTTCAGCGAGCAAGAGATGGTAACAACCATTCGCTCTGCTTACAAAAAGGCTTCCTACGGCATTAAATACTTCGAGGACAAGGATACATTCCAAAGGGTACGTCAAAAGCTCAAGAGCGGCATCGCTGACGATGATATCAAGAAACAACTGAATGTGCGAGAGGATGTCATTGAGGACATCAAGAAAGAGATTCAAACTGGCGATGATATATTCTGGTCTGTCAATGAGAAGGGAACAATCACAATCAAGCCATCCAACTACTCTGAATTTCTGGTCAAGAACGGATTCAATAAGTACTATCCAGAGAATGCAGAGAAGCCAACCTTTGTAAGAGTCAAGGAGAATAAGGTTAAGATATCATCGGCTGAACAAATCAAGGACTTTGTGCTGAACTATCTGCAAAGCAAGGGTGAGATGGATGTCTGGAACTACTGCTCCAGGAATGCGTTTCTATTCAATGAGAACTTTATCAATATGATTGACAGCATCAATATCATGATGCTCCAGGATAGCAAGGATGCGTCATACATCCCATTCAAGAATGGTGTGGCAAAGATATCCAAGAATAAAGTCGAGCTAAAGAGCTACATCGATGTGGATGGCTACATCTGGGAGAATCAAATCATCGAGCGAGATTTCACGCTGCTGGATGACTGCACCAATGACTTTCAAGATTTCGTCAGCAAGGTGTCAGCAGATGATAGAGGCAGAATCAATGCGCTTGAGACCACGCTCGGCTACCTCATGCACACCTTCAAGGATAAGACTGACCAGAAAGCAATCATCTTCAATGACCAAGAAATCGATGACAACCCGAATGGAGGGTCTGGAAAGTCACTCATGCTGGCAGCACTCGGCAATCTTCGCAGAGTCGTCAAGATAGATGGCAAGAGCTTCAATCCATCCAAGTCTGATTTCGTTTATCAGCGAGTAAACCTGGACACGCAGATTCTGGCATTCGATGATGTGCGCAAAGCATTCGACTTCGAGCAGCTATTCAGCCTCATCACCGAGGGAATCACCGTCAACCGCAAAAATAAAGACGAGATATTCATTCCATTCAATCGCTCGCCAAAGATTGTCATCACCACCAACTATGTCATCAGTGGTGCAGGCTCTTCTCATGATCGCAGAAGGCATGAGCTGGAGTTCTATCAGTACTTTCATTCAAAGCGCAGCCCACTCGATGAGTATGGTCGGCTCTTATTCGACTCCTGGACCGATGAGGATTGGTTGAAGTTCGACAACTACATGGTCAAGAACCTTCAGAAGTACCTCACCAATGGATTGATGAAAGCCATCAGCATCAACGCAGATGCCAAGCGACTCATCCAGGCAACGTGCAAGGATTTCTTTGATTGGGTGGAGGAAGGCAACCTCGCTCTCGATGTGTACCACTACAACGGCACCAAGATTCAAGAGTTCACATCAGAATTCACATCATTCAAGGAGCTCGAGCCACGCAGATTCCTCAAATGGGTGCAATCGTATGCTGACTATAAAGGCTACAACATCACCAAAGGTCGCAATCACAATGGAAGATACTTCATTCTCGATTCGGGAAATCCCAAGCCGACTCCAGAATCTGATGATATTTGGGATGAACTTAACGAAAAAGCGAAGCAATGAAAAAGACAGCACTCGAATGGTATGCAGAACAAGCAATGCGATTAGAAATAGAAAAAGCAAAAGGAAATATATCAATGAATGAAATGCTTAATCAATTATCTAATGTTCTTGACCAATCCAAAGAAATGGAAAAGGATCAGATATGCAATGCCTATGTATATGGTTCTGCATATGGAATCAATATGCAAGATGGATTGCATCCAATTAATTACTATAATGAAACATACAAAAAATGACACGACAACACCGACAAATCCTAAAAGATTTACAATTGAAGCACAAAATGGAAAAGTATCCAACCATCCCACCGCATCTCATCGCCCTGGACCAATGGAATGACAACTCCGCCAATGCACTGACCAAGTCAATCATCGCATTCCTTCAGTTCAGCGGATGCCAAGCCGAGCGAATCAATACCATGGGAGTATATCGCAAGAAATACCGCACTGATGGAGTCGCCATCGGTGGGCAGTGGACCAAGGGAACCGGCACACCAGGCTCGGCAGATATCTCCGCCACGATCAAGGGGCGTTCAGTCAAGATTGAGGTCAAGTATGGCAAGGATAGACAGTCTGAAGCGCAGAAAGCATACCAGAAAGCCATTGAAGAGGCTGGTGGTGTGTATGTTATTGCAAAAGATTTTGAAGGATTCTTGAAATTTTATGAGCAATTTTGTGAATCAATCAAATAAAAGCGTATATTTACAATTCAAAACAACAAAAAAACAATTATGAGTACAAAGAAAGCGGAGGCTACACTCGCAGAGCCAATGAACATTTGGCAAAAATTACACGCTGCCAAGCAGCAGATCGGAAAGGTTGCAAAGAATGCAACGAATCCTCATTTCAAAAAGAGCTATGCTGACATCAATGCGCTGCTCACAACGGTGGAGCCTATCCTCCACGAGCATGGACTGCTACTCTTGCAGCCAGTGGTTGGCAATGATGTGGTGACTCGTATCATCGACATCGACTCTGGTGAGGTCATCGAGTCATTCATGAGCCTTCCAGTCATCACAGACCCACAAAAGGTGCTCGCTGCCGTCACTTACTTCCGTAGAGGTACTTTGCAGTCACTTCTATCACTTCAAGCTGTGGATGATGATGGCAATACAACGGCTGCTGCTCCTCAAGGAAAGCCAACAATCAATGCAGAGCGATTCAAATCAGCACTCGAAGCAATCGAAGCTGGCAAGTACACAGCAGAACAGTTGGCTTCCAACTATGCGCTCACTGAAGTACAACTCAAAGCTCTCGCACTATGAAATGGCATCCATCGCAAATCGGTAAGCTGATGACAAATGGCAGAGCCAAGGACAGCATCGGAGAGACAGCCAAAAGCTACATCAAGCAGTGTGCAAAGGAGGACTTCTACAACTACACCACAGAACTCAACAATAAGTACATCTGGAAAGGTAGAGAGCAAGAGCTGGAGTCAATCAATCTGCTCAACTCGGTTAGGTTCACCAACTACGTCAAGAACGATATCACCATTGAGAATGACTATCTCATTGGTACGGCTGATATCGTAATAGAGGACCGCATCATCGATGTCAAAACATCGTGGTCATTAGATACATTCCCAGAGTTTGAAGAGGATGCATACAAGCCAGAGTATGAATGGCAGCTTCGAGCATACATGATGCTTTATGACAAACCATGTGCCGAGCTTGTATACTGCATGGTCACCACTTGGGATGAGTTCCTAAACGAATACGAGAACCTCCAGCTCCATAGAGTTGACCACCATGCGCCAGAGAAAAGAATCACAGCCCTTTGGTTTGACAGAGATGAGTTGCTTGAGGAGAAGATGATTGCTCGATTGAAGGAAGCATCAGATTTATATCATGAATATTATGAACGATTAAATAACAAATAAAAATGGAAGAGCTAAAAGCAAAAGGCACCATTCACCTACTCGGTGAAGCCAAACAAGTAAGTGAGAAAATGAACATCAGAGAGTTCGTGCTCTCAATCGGTGACAAGTATCCGCAGTTGGTACAGTTCCAAGCAGTTAATGAGCGAGTGAAGTTCCTGGATGGAGCCAAAGTCGGTCAAGAATGCGAGGTCAAGTTTGACCTTCGAGGCAGAGAGTACAACGGCAAGTATTATGTCAGCCTTAATGCATGGGATATCCGCATCGCAGCACCATCAAAACCTATCTCAGATGAAATCGATGACGATTTACCTTTCTGATGGCGAGAACATTCGGGACTTCATCCATAAAGAGTTGAGGTCCCGACTCTCCAAGAGATATCGGATGACTCACTTGGCTGAAGATATGAATCTCAACTACTACACATTGACCAGATTCATGAAAGGCAATGGGGTGGGCGATGAGTTCTATATTCAAGCCTTCAACTTCCTAATGAAATGAATTAAAACAACAAATTATGAATCAAAAGAAAAAAATAACAGAAAAAAAGTACATCTCATTCCTTAACGAATTGAAATTTGAAATGAAATTCAATAATGTGTCTGTGATTAGACCATATGTTGATAAATATAGAGTCAATAGTCAATGGGAGACATTCTTGAAAAAGAAAGGAATTGTGTATAAAGATAAAAAAGGACTATATATTTGGAATGAATCTCATCAACCAGATGTCAAAATGCTTCGTGAATTTAGAGCATATGTGTCTCATATAAATAAAGAATTGAGAGCTAATAATGATATCAAAAACAACCATAAAGTGGTTGTCTCAAAACCTTCACCTTCAAAAGAGCTCGGTCTCATTCGAAGATTTTTCAAGTGGATATATTAATGAAGTATTTCATCGCATACATAGGCACCAAAAATGACAACCTCGATAGCTTGGTTGCAAGGGTGCACGACTTATTCAACATGATGCCAGGTGTCAACACTTGCATCGTGCTCACCTTCTCGGATGAAGTACACATCTCGGAAGTGACTCCAGAAGAATTCTATGAACAATGGTCAAGCCTTAACTAATGGAACAGCAAATACAAGACCCAATCGTTCTCAAGGTACTGGCGAAGTATTATGAGCGCAGCCAGCTCGGGATCGAGAAATATGGGCGCACTTTAGATCGTGACGACCTAAACCTCACCGATTGGTTGAATCATCTCCAGGAGGAATTGATGGATGCCACGCTGTATATTGAGAAGCTGAAGGCAGATGTCAAGTTTATTGAGCAAAAAACTGGACAAGGATAAGGGGTAAAAATTGCCACATATCTAAACACGAAATGTAAACGAGAGATGCAACTGACGAGTTGAACGTAGACTGCCGTGCATTGGCTGCGGTTCTCAACGTAGGGAGATAGGTTAGCCTTCCGAGAAAAAAGGCTTTTTTAAACTAAACAACAAGAACAATGAAAATAGAAATAACCCACTACGGACATAAAGCAAGCTATGAGTTTGACCACGAGGATGTGGAACTTGAGGACTTGATTTATCACATCGAGCAGTTGATTCGATTGACTGGCTATTCAATCAATGGAACATTAGAAATAGTAAAAGACGAACAATGAAACTAAACCAAAACGATCAACGTGAGGAGATGGCTGCAATCGGCACCATGATACTCTTGACAGCAGTTGCTATCATTTTAATTATTAAAACTATCTTTGACCTATGGAACTGATACAATACCTCGCACTCGGGTGGCTGATTGCCAACTTCGAGCCTCTGCACTGGGTCATCGACTTCACGTTTATGAGAGTCATCCCAAGCTCCAAGCTCGGTGATTACATTCACGCTGGATTCGGATGCTGGAAGTGTACCTCATTTTGGACTGCTCTGATACTCTCAGGCAATATATATACGGCAGCAATCACAGCGATGGGTGCCTACATCATCAGCGAATGGATAGAGAGCAAATAGAATACATCACAGCAGTGCAAGAAATGGATGAGAAAGAACGTCTCACCAAGAAAGTGCTGAACAGACTCAAGGCTATCAAGGTCAGCGTGACCGGACAGCCCGACCGTGAGTGCTTCTGCTCGCAAATCAGACGCAAAATCTGGTACAAAGATTTCACTAACTGGTATGAAAGCAACGCTTGACCGCTACATATCGTCCCACTATGAGGAGCTGTACCGATACACCAGGTATTTCTGCTCCAAGTACAATCCGAAACTCACAATCGATACGGTCATCTCCAACGCATACCTTCACTGTCTCGAAATCAATGACAACACCGAGGATGTCGGCAAGGTCAAGAGCTATATCCTCAACTCAATCAAGCGGCAAGTCATTTGGAAAAACGTCAACAGCTTCAAGGATGAGCGAATCCTGGCATCAGAACTCTCAGTTCCTGACACTTTCGATGATGGGGAGGACCTCAACTACAAAATCGCAATCGAACAGAAATACCAGGGATGGAAGTCATCGGTGGACATCTACCGAGATGGGCTCACAGACAACGTCAAGATTGCAGTCGCCAATGCATACTTCGACAAGGGACTCACAACGGCACGATCTATGGCGAGTTACTTCAATATACCAAACACCTCAGCACACTACCTAATCGCAGACATAAAAAACACGCTTAAATCCATACACTATGAAAATAAAAGATGAATACAAGGGCAAGACTATCGTCAAGAATACCACGCTCGGAAACATGACAGTGGTTGTTGACAATATAGATGTGAACAGATACCGATACTATGTCAGCATCGGATTCGGCTATTTGTTCGAAAAGGAGACCACAACTGCACCAGAGCAGTGCATTCGATATGAAGGCATCGAGGCAGATGAGCAGACGGAAGCTCCGAAAGTAACAAAACCAAAACGAAAAAGAAAAACCAATGCCAAAGCCAACACCAAACGAAACCAAGGATGATTTCCTCAATCGCTGCATGGGCGATGAGGAGGCACTCCAGGACTTTCCAGAGAATGACCAGCGATATGCTGTGTGCAATTCTATGTGGGAAGAGTCAAAGATGAGCGCATTCTCAAAATACAGAGCGGCATTCGCAGAGAAAACATACTCCGACTATCCTGACTCGGTTCGCAACAACGCACGCAGAGGAATCGAGCTCAACAAAGAACTCGGGAACAAATGCGCCACGCAAGTCGGTAAGGTCAGAGGACAGCAGCTCGCAAACAAGGAGCCAATATCTGTGGACACAATCAAACGAATGTACTCATACCTCTCCAGGGCAGAGCCTACATTCGAGGACTCAGCACCTGAGGACTGCGGATACGTTTCATTCCTTCTGTGGGGTGGCAAAACGGGAAAGGATTGGGCAGAAAGTAAACTTAAAGGCTTAGGATTGATATGAAAACTGGTAGACCAAGAAATTTCGAAGAGCCAGAGGACCTATATCAGCTTTTCGTTGAGTATAAAAAGCACGTCAAAGAGAATCCACGATATTCTTATGCTCTTTCAAATAAGACTGGGAAGGCTGAACCGATTCCACTTGAGGTGCCATTGACAATGAGTGGATTCAGAGTATTCTGTCATGACAAAGGTCTTGTGGTGAATGATTACTTTGCGAATACAGATGGGAGATATTCAACGTTTACTACAATCTGTACGCATATAAGCGATGAAATCAGAGATGACCAAATCAAGGGCGGCATGGTTGGACAGTTCAATGCTTCCATCACTCAACGACTGAATGGTCTGACTGAAAAGACTGACATCACTTCTGGAGGGCAGAGCATCTCCGAGGTGAAGGTGAACATAATTAGACCTACTGAATAGTATTATTGCTATATTTGTGGGAAGTGGCTATATGAGAGAAATACTCGTATAGCATCCCTATTGCCTAAACTTGACCTATGGCTGAAATCTCAATCGACAGCACTGTCATCTTCGAAAAGAACTACACAGCACTGGCTGACCCTGGTGTGCGCTTCATCATTAATGAGGGTGGAAGCCGCTCGAGCAAGACCTACTCGCTGTGCCAAATGATCGTGGTGTACTGCCTCCAACATCCTGGCAAGGTGGTCAGCATCGTACGCAAGACCTTCCCAGCTCTGAGGGCAACGGTGATGCGTGACTTCTTTGAAATCATGAAGGCAATGGAGATATATGACGTGCAGAGCCACAACAAGTCAGAGCACATCTACACATTCAGCAATGGGTCCATCGTGGAGTTCTTCAGCGTGGATGATGAGCAGAAGATTCGAGGTCGTAAGCGTGACCTTGGGTGGTGCAATGAAGCCAATGAGCTATGGTTCGAAGATTTTCAGCAGCTCAACATGAGGACCGAGCAAAAGCTCATCTTCGACTACAACCCGAGTGAGTCATCATCCTGGCTCTATGAGCTGCCGATGGAGGAGAGCGTCATCATCAAGTCAACCTACAAAGACAACCCATTTCTGCCCGACAGCATCAAGCGACAGATTGAGGACCTCAAGCGCACCGATGAAGCCTTGTATCAAATCTATGCGCTCGGAGAGAAAGCCATCTCGAAGAGCAACATCTACTCCAACTGGACATTCGTGAAGCATCGCCCGGCTCGGTTCGTCAACTTTGTGTATGGGCTCGACTTCGGGTACAATCACCCGACTGCACTGGTGCGAGTCTACTGGTGCGACAATGACATCTACATCGAGCCGGTGATATACGAGAGCTACCTCACCACCACCAACCTCATCGACAAGATGGGCAACCTCGGCATCGAGAAGCACGTCACCATCGTGGCTGACTACGCACGCCCTGAAATCATTGCCGAGATGAACAATGCTGGCTATGACGTGCAGAACGCCAACAAGGTGGTCAAGAAGGGCATCGACAACATCAAGACCTTCGGGGTGTTCTGTGAGGATGACCCACGCATCAAGAAAGAGTATGAGAACTACAAATGGAAAAAGGTCGGTGACATCATAACCGATGAGCCCGTGAAGCTGTTCGATGATGCCATGGATGCCATCCGCTACGCTGCCACGCACATCCGCCAGGAGTACTACACCGATGACTCATACTTCGCCTTCTAAACATTTGGCTCGCTTTCTGCAATATAAGCATGGCATTTAGAACTCAGAAGATATCCCAGATGACTCCCAAGGGAGCCGACCTGGAAGCAACCGACCTCATCGAAGTCTCCACCATTGAGAGTGGAAGCTACGTCACACGATCTATAACTGGTCAAGAACTCATTGATGCGATACCGCTACCTCCTTCAGGCTTAACAGTCGGCACTACACCGATATCTTCGGGTACAAACGGAAGAGTATTGTTTCAAGGTACGGGGAATGTGTTGCAGCAGAGCGGTAATCTATTTTGGGACTCAACTAACAACCGCTTGGGGATTGGGACGAGTACGCCAGATACGGGTTTAACAATCGTAAGTGGAAACACGTTTGATGCTATTAAATTTAAAGGTGCTTCAAGTTCAGTTTCGGGGTATTTAGCAACGGGTGGAACTTCCGCTTTTTTCTCAAGTGGAGCAGATGCAACGGGTAGTTATGTTCAAGTTAGTTCAACTGAAGCAATTGTAAACGGAGCTTCAAGACTCGCATTGTATACTGCAGGTACTGAGAAAGCAAGAATCTTTTCAACGGGTAACATCGGCATCAACACAACAACCGATGCAGGCTTCCGTTTAGACGTCAATGGTACTGCGAGGGTGAGTGGGAATACGACTATAAATGCAGCACTTACTGTTGCAGTGTCCAATCTTCCTGTTTTCAATTTACTTGATACTTTAATAAATCACACTTGGCAACTCCGTTCAAATGGTGGGTCTTTATGGTTCATTGCTAATGGTGCAAATAATGTACAATTTAGAACTAATGGAAACGTCTTAATAGGCACCACCACAGACGCAGGCTATAAACTTGACGTTAACGGGACTGCGAGGGTGGTAAACCAGTTAACAGTTCAAGGAATGACAGTTGGTCTTGGTGGAGGCGCAGTAGTTTCCAATACTGTTGTTGGTAATGTTGCTTTCAACTCAAACACAAGCGGGCAAAATAATACTGCCATAGGTGAATCTGCATTGTTTTCAAATACCACAGGAACTGCAAATGTTGCAGTAGGTAGAAGAGCTTTATTTGCTTCAAATTCTGCACAAAATGTTGCCTTAGGAAATGATTCACTCCGTTTTAATACAGCGGCTAATAACACGGCAGTAGGGTATTTTTCTTTATATAATAATACAACAGGCGCAAGTAACACAAGTATTGGGCATAACGCAGGAAACACAACTACAACAGGAAGCGGAAATGTTTTTATTGGTAAGGATGCAGTTGCGTTAAATGCTACTGATTCAAATCAATTTGTTGTAGGTTCATCCACCACAAACGCAGGAAGCGTAACAAGCGAAGTAAATACTTCAACACAAGTTTGGAACGTAGTAATAAACGGAGTAGCAAGAAAAATCTTATTAGCATAAACTAAATAAAAATATGACAACACAACCAACACAAGGAGTAGCAATTGAACCAATTGTATACCCACTAAACGCAGGAACGGCTACGCAATTATCCGTTTTAGTTCTTAACTTTACAACCGAAGCAACGACTTGCACAACGTACTGGCAGCTCCTAACTGAAGACGGACTACAACTATCGCAAGGTAACTACACTTTGACTGAGGAAGAGTTCGCAGCTTGGGGTACTGACAACAACTACGTGAATCAGGTCGTTGCTGCCGCTATTGGCGTAACTTTAATATAAGATTATGATTCAGCTCACTGAAGAGAATGTGAAAGCATTGGTGGAATTCGCCAATGAATTGCCAACCAAGTATGGTCTGCCGTTATTGCAGTTCATAGAGAAACTCAAAGAGAATGGCGCAGACAACCATAGCGAGTCCGCAGACGTTTAGTCCGGCATATAACCCACTCAAGTTCATCATCGATTCCACCAACAAATCATTGGCTGGCTTTCGATATATCTTTGATGTCTACGCTGCTGGAACGGCAACCAAGATAGCGGAGTACAAGGTGCTTCCAACCTACGGCACTGGCTATGGCGAGGAGGACCTATCCAAGCTACTCCAGAACCAGGTGAGCTGGGACCTCGATACAGAGCTCACGTCCAACTATGGCGCACCGAATTCATTCTATGCATACGATGTCAAGGTCGGTGAGGAGTACGTCTATGAGGTAGCCTACACGAGCAGCCTCACCAATGCGAGTGGTAGCGTGCAGATAAACGTCACCAACTCATTCGCTGCTGGAGACCAGGTCATCATCACACAGGCTGATGGTGGGGTGGCTAACCCACAGCTCGAAGGGCTGCACACCGTGGTCAGCGCAACGGGCTCGGCATTCGTGGTCAATGTCAACTGGTCCACGATCACTGATGCGACCATCAATGGCTCGGTGAGTTATGCTGACAAGCGAAAGACCATCACCAGGGACATCACTCTGTTCGAAGATTACGGTGTATTCAATGGAGCGTTCAGATGGTTGGACTGGACAACGTATGACAAGCTCGACTACAAGCTCAACACACCCACTGCATTGTGGCTGACCAACCAACCAACGGCAGACTTTTACTGCACATTGGGTCAAGACTTATATCTCAACCTCCAGAATCCGAAAGGTACTGACCGCATCTACTTCGAGAACTCGAATGGTGCTGTGTTCTACAAGGCAGTCATCTCGAGTGCTGACATCCTTCAGGTGCCATGTGGTCCGAACAACTATGGAATCTTGGTAGGCACTGGAGACCTCATAGACAACACTGTTGAGTGGTATGATGTGTGGTTCAACAACGGCACCACATTGCAAATCCAAGACTCTGTGAAATACAGAATCTACCTCGACAGACGAGTGCTCATCTCCGAGTATCATGTGTTGTTCCTGGACCGATTAGGCTCGTGGTCATCATTCGCTTTCCAACTCAAATCATATGAGCGTGGTGAAGTGACTCGTGAGATATTCAACCAAGATGTCGCTGGCTACGTCAACGCCTTGGATGAGTGGACATATAAAACCGAGGAGTTCGGATTCAGAACATTCAACACCAACGTCACCAAGCGCATCGACCTCAACACGAACTGGATGACGCAGAACATGGCAACATACTTCGAGGAGCTGGTCACATCACCGCAGACCTTCCTCAAGATTGTGACCTACGTCACCACAGAGGATGGCATCCCACTCATCGATGAGGATGGTTGTCCGATTCACATCCCCGAGTCAACGGCATATCAGCCATGCATCGTGGACAACAACGCATACGAGATGCTCAACCAACGCAATAAGAACTTGATGCGCCACTCAATCACCGTGCGCCTCGCAAACCAGGATAACGTAAATGGTTAGAATACAACTTGAGAATGGATTCCTTGATGTGAAGGAGGGGACAGTATTCCCTTTGAACTTTGCTGTCGGAGATATCCGTGACCTCACCAAGCGCAGCGGAGCATTCTCCAAGACCATCACCTTGGTGGGTAGCAAGAACAACCACGAGCTGCTCAATCACTACTATGATGTCAACATCTCCGCTGGTACCTTCGACATCAATGCACTCACAAAGTGCAGCGTGATTCAGAACAACGTGCCAATCATGGAGGATGCGCTGCTTCAGTTGCTATCGGTCAACAAGAATCAGCAGACAGATGCATACGAGCAAGCTGTCGAGTATGAGGTCCTCATCAAGGATACGAGAGTGGAGTTCTTTACAGCCATCGCCAACAAGGAGCTGACTGACCTCGACTTCACTGACCTCAACCATACCTTCACTGCGGCTGACATCGTGGCAACATTTGACAACACGATCACTGACGGCTTCAAGTATGTGCTGCCATACGATACCGACAACATCTACAACGTGCGTCAGATGAAGCCAGCCATCTACGCCAAGACATATCTTGACCGCATCTTTGCCACTGCTGGCTTTCAATACGAGTGGAGTGACCTGGCTGCTGCTCGCTTCGACAAGCTGCTGATTCCTTACAATGGGGACAGCAACACATTCGACACCGCTGATTATTTGGTGGATGAAGAGAACACCACTCCATTCACTGCATCAGTTGCTTCGACATCAGCCAACAACTACCGAGAGGATGCTACTGGATGGACTGAAATCACTGACGTGCAAGGCTCATTCAATCCAACAACTGGTGAGTTCACCGTTCCATTCTCAACCAACGCAGCGGCTGGTGAGGCATACATCATGGAGTATCAGATTGACTATGAATTCCAAATCGACAATACCAATGCAACGGTTGTCCTCAACTCATTGTCACCATTCAAGGCAACTCCAGTCATCGGATTCAGTATACTCGGCTACAATGGTCAGTACTCGAATCTATCAGCAGAGCAAGTCATCAACCAGGGCAGTATCATTCCGGTTGGAGTCACTGCGTTGACCAGCGGAATTGTCACAGGTAGCGTTGCTCTCATGAGCGATGGAACTGTCCCAGCAACGTTGACCGCTGCTCAAGTAGCCAATGTTGTGGTTGGATGGCAGAACGGATACTGCCAGTTCACTGGTGCGTTGCCCGTCAACGTGGAGCTGATAGTCAACTCGGTGCGTATCAAGATTACTCCGACAGCCAACATCCAAGTGATTGGTGGCATCCTGGACATCAACCAATATGTGCCGCTCAAAATCAAGCAGAGCGACTATGTGAAGTCAATCTTCCAGATGTACAACCTCTACGCTGATACGGACACAGACCAACCCAACAAGCTCATCCTTCGCCATCGTGACGAATATTATGACAGCGGAGCAGAGAAGGATTGGTCGCAGAAACTAATGAAGGACAGAGAGCAGAATCTAATCTTCCTCCCTGACCTCACTGCCAAGAAACTCAAGCTCACATACAAGGCAGACAAGGACTCACCGAATGAAGTATACACCCAGATGACTGACGAGATTTATGGTCAGCTCGAGTACACCTTTGAGAATGAGTACGTCAGAGATACCGATACCAAGGAGCTCATCTTCTCACCGACTCCAGTGGTAGCCACGACATTCGATGCCTATGTGCCATCGCTGAATGGTGAAGCACCAAAGACCAACATCCGCATCTTGTATGATGGTGGCGAGCAGACGTGCGGCTCATGGGACCTCATTGAGTACGGCACAACGGGTGAGCTCGGCATCACTACCTATCCGATGCTTGGTCACTTCGATGATGCGCTCACACCTACATTCGACATAAACTTCGCAACGTGCGATTACTACTACTATTCACCGAGCACACTGACTGCGAACAACCTGTACAATCTGTACTGGCGCAGAACAGTCAACCAGATAAATGTCGGCAAGATGTTGGTGGCTTACTTCCATTTGACTGAGGCTGACATTCAGACGCTCAAGCTCAATGACAAGATTCGCATTGACAACTCATGGTGGAACATCAACAAGGTCATCGACTATGATGCCAATGCAGAGGTGCCAACCAAGGTGGAACTCATCAGCATCGACACCGAGATTGACCTCGCTCCATTCGTAACGAATCCAGGCACACCAGTATCACCACCCATCACTGCCGCATCTCGTGAGTCAAATCTTGAAACACGATCAACAGAGGCGAATGTCAACCTATCTGGCATCGATGTCATCGTGCGTGGCACTGGCAACAACATCGGTGATGGTCTGCGTGGCGTGGTCATCGGTGACAACAGAACACTCCAGGAGGATGGAATCATCACGCCTCGAATCAATGGAGCGGCTGCTGTGGCGCAGACTTATGTGGCGTTACTAACGCAGAGCGGTACTGCTGCACCGACTGCTTCTGTATTGGCTGAGAACATCGGAATAATCACCTGGACTCGCACAGCTGTTGGTCAATATCTCGGCACTCCTATCAGCCCATTCGATGCTCTAAACACTTTCGTCATAATCGGCAATGTAGAACATGACTACATTGCTACTGCCTACGTCAACAGCGATGGTGACATTGTGGTGCACACAACCAAAACACAGAATCATGCACACACTGATTCACAATTATTAAACTCACCAATAGAAGTCAGAATATATGGCTAATGAAATAGAAATACCTCTCAAGCTCTCGGGTGTTCAGTCACTCAAGGCAGAGCTCCGTTCACTCAAGGCAGCCATTGCTGAAGCGTCTGACCCTGAACAAATGGCGGCTCTCGCCCAACGAGCTGGTGAGGTAGCGGATAGGATTAAGGATGCGAATGATGCTGTGAATGTGTTCGCATCTGGTTCGAAATTCGAACAAATCAGCAACTCATTTGGTGGCATCCGTGACTCATTGATGTCACTCGACTTCGAAGAGGCATCTGAGAAAGCAAAGGTATTCAGCAAGTCACTTGGTGGATTGAATGCCGCTGACATCAGCAAGGGATTGAAAGGTCTCACGAGCACTGTCACAACTATGGGTGGCGCATTCGTTAAGATGGGAATGCAACTTCTCGTGAATCCAATTTTCTTACTTGCTGCTGTCATCACCGCAATCGTGGTTGCAGTAGTTGCTTTCTTGAAAAAAATTGGTGTACTTGATAAGATATTCAATGCCATCAATGCGGCACTGAAGCCATTGATTGATGGATTCAAGCAACTGACTGAATGGTTGGGATTGAGTACGGCTGCATCAGATGACGCAGCGGAAAAGGTCAAAGCCAACAATGAGAAGATTGTTGCATCTTCCAAAGAAAGAGCTGAAGCACAAAGCAAGTCAATCGACCAAGAGATTCAGCTTGCTCAATCATTAGGCAAAGAAACGACTGACCTTGAAATTGAAAAGACCAAGGTAACGGAAAGGGAGTCCAAAAAGCGATTGAAGCAAACCGAAAAAGACCTTAAAGAATTAAAAGATAAGCGTGGTACTTTAGCCGAAGAAGAAAGAGCCAGACTCAAGAAACAACTCAAGGAAGAGAATGCACTCATCCGTCAGGCACAGGTTGATCGTAAGGTCATCCTAAACAAAGCCGCAAAAGAGGAAGCTGATGAGGCTAAAGAAAAGGAGGCAAAGGATGCTGAAGATGCAAAGAAAAGAGCTGAAGATGCAGCCAAGGCATACCGAGAAGGAAGAACAGCGATTCAAAAAGAGATTGCCGCAGCCAATAAGTTGGTTGTAGATTCTGGAAAGACACAACAGCAAAAAGAAATTGATGATGTCAAGGCTAAATATGATGCTCTCATCAAGGAAGCTAAAAAATATAAGCAAGATACTACTGCACTTAAAGCAGCAGAAAAGTTGGAGATTGATGCTATCAACAAAGCTGCCGCTGATGCTGAACTTGAAATACAAAAGAATCTCGCAAAGCAATTAGCTGATTTCAGAAATGAAGAGCTCGATAGAGCAGAAGCAATCCAGGAGCAAGCATATCAATCCGGACTGACTGCTCGACAAAAAGAAATTGAAGAGCGCACATACTACTACGATAACCTAATTGCTGAAGCCAACCGATATGGTGTTGACACCAAAGTATTTGAAGAGCAACGCAGAAAGGAACTCGCTGACATTAACAAGAAATTTGACGACCAAGAGAAACAAGTTGCACTTGAAAAGATAGCTCAAGAACAAGCCATCAGAGATGCCAAGATTGAGATTGCATCTTCAGTTGCTCAAGGTCTTGGTGCTATTGGTGAGGCATTCATCAAGGACCAAGAGAAGCTCGAGAAATTCAACAAGGCGCAAGCACTTATCCAGATAGGTATCGACACAGCCAAAGCAATCAGTTCATTGGTTGCGATGTCTCAAGCCAACCCACTCAACTCGGTAACTGCTGGTGCGGCTGGTCTTGCTCAATACGCTGCTGGTATCGTTCAGATTGTGACCAACATTGCGAAGGCGAAGTCAATCTTGATGAACCCAACCAACACATCTGCGGCATCTGCCGGAGGAGGTGGAGGAACAAGCAGCAGCGCAAGCGGAGGTTCATCCGTTCCATCATTCGTACCTGGTAACCTATTCGGTCAAGGCAACGCAGCGAACAACGTAACCGCACCAACTGGCATGGAGTCAGGTCAGAATATCACTGTCACTGCTGTGGTGAGTGAGACAGAAATCACAGCCACACAGAACAAGGTCAACAAAATCATGAAAAACTCAGTACTATGATAAGCTACCAAGCACTCGTCAACGAAATCATTGCATTCTACAACGCCCATCTTCAAGTCAAAAAGGTAGGCTCTGACTTCAAGGAGCAGCTCTTCAACTTCGCCACCAAGGATGAGAAGTATCCGATTGTGTACATCGTGCCAGTGGATGCCATTCCAACCGAGAACACCAATGACTTCACGCTTGAGATTTACTGCTTCGACATCATCCAAAAGGACAGAGCCAATATCAATGTCATATTGAGTGACTGCCATCAGATACTCATGGACTTGTATTTGAACTACACATTCAGCCTCAATGATCGTGATTTTGATGTGGTCGGATTCCCAGCTTTGGTGCCGCTCAACAATGACCTCCTCGACTACGCTGCTGGATGGTTGATGACCATCACATTCACCATGGATTCATGGACCGATTGCCAGATTCCTAAACAAATCGGGGACTAATTGCAATATAAGTAATGGCACGCTACGCAAACACTGGAGAGTACAACTTCAAATATCCTTTGAGAAGGCGAGTCGCCAACACTCTCAAGAAAATCATCAAGGATGAAGCACTCATCGACACATACACCTTGTATGATTCAGTGCGTATCAATGCCAAGGTGACCACAGAGGGTAATCTCCGCATTCAGATTGTTGCTGCTTACTATTTTGGCTACCTGAACAATGGTACAGCAACCATCGCTCCATTCGATTTGGTGCAGAAATTCAACAACGCACTTGAGATGAATGGATTGATTGCTGAAATGTACGGAATGTATGTGGCTGACTTGGCGCAGAAGTTCCCAATCCTTGAGCTCGGCAATCTATTGCGTAAAAAACCGAAGGTCATCTATGACTTCGAGCCGCTATTCGGTGAATTCAACTACTCACTGGACTACTAAATCTCCAGCTCTTTTCTCATC